AAACACTTCTTAGGAAAGTCTTGGCTACACATATTTAAAGATTTACCTGATAAGAGTGTCTTAAAATTTAATATTGAAAATCAATCTGCTAAGGAGTTTAAGGATATTCTACAAACGATATACGTGCAATATTCCCCTACTAACCCATTCTTGGAAATAGTAAACAAAGTTGATGATGGTATTGGGTTTTATGGAAATTTTAAAATAGGTAATAAGAGTTCTAAATATATACTAGAAGACTGGAAGATTAGTGAGTATAAGGGTTAAGGAATAAGCCCTGGTAGAATATCATCTCCATCGCCTTCTGGATCTACATCATTATCTAACGCATCTTCAGGGGCTCTAAGAATAACTCTTCTAGGATTACTCTCAGTTGCAGGGATATGAGTATTAAGCTCATAGGAAACTGTGTAATCGCCTTTCTTGTTGTAGTTATACATAACTTTAATAACTGCGTAATTTCCATTTAGTATATCAGGCAGCCCAGTTACATTAACTCTAGTTTCGGCAGGGATTCTGAATTTACCCTCTGTAGAAATATTAAGCTTCCTCTTGCCTCTGCTGATTTGGTTGTATGCAGTGTTAGCTCTTCTTAAAGCATCGTCTTCATTACCTGCTATTTCATTTAGTATTTTAAGTGGCTCTCCAGTACCTACACTTGCCATCTCGGTAGTTATATCTCCGTTGGAGGCTACAGCTCTGTACTTAACTCCAACACTAGAAAAGTTTACTGATTTATCTTCTTGCCCACTATAAGTTATGATGTCTCTTTTGTATTCTAAACCTAACTTAGGTAACTGTACTAGGGAGTTAATAAGGGTGTCAGGGCCACGTCTAGCAAAGACTAAAACATTACCTTGAATTTTAGTAAAAGCATCATGCTCTTGACCTAGATCAAATAACAGACGTTGGTTAGTAATTCCAGACTGATCCCTATTAACATTAACAGTAAAGAAGTATGGGTCTATCCTAGCTTGCAGGCTAGACTCTAAACAGATTTTATTTACTATGTATCCAACAGACTTATTAACGAAAGATCTAGTTTTATTATCTAGTAAAGCAGTATTAGAAGATGCACTTTTAAAGTTCAGTATTACACGCTCGTCTGTAGAATCTCCGCTATATTCTACAGTAGCTAAGGTATAGTTACCTACTTTGTATAGACCTTCCTCTAAATACCCTAGATATAATTGCACTTTAAATCCTACGTTAGGATGTAAGAACTTTCTATCGTTATATAAAACTAAATCTAGCTTATCATTCTTCTGCCCTGACTCATCAGTGGCAGTAATAGATAAAACTCTCCCCATAAGCTCATTTAAGATTTTAAAGCTTGGAGTTAATCCCATAATGTTACTAGTTCTTGAATATTAGCTTTAGCTCTGTTAAGCTCTGGTAGATTTATCTTAATTCCAGGAGGTAGGATAAAATCATAATCTACTAGATGTGGATTAAAGCTATAAAGTTTTTCGGTAGTGCCTCTTTCGTAGCCGTAGTATTTAAAGGCTATCAGATCTAAAGTATCTCCTTGAATAGTGCTATAAACTCTCATTAGAACAGGTAATCACTCACTTTTGTTGCAGCATCAGAGATGCCTCTAAGACCTTCTTTGGTTTTTACTATGAACATATTATCTGCACTGACTTTTAACACATCGTAATCCAGTAAAGTATTAACGCTAAGTCTAGTAGCTTCTATATCCTGCTTTAACTCCATAGTAAACTCCTGTTTAATAGCTACGCCATACTGATTGTGTTTAGATTCTTGTACGTTTAAATCTACTATTACCCATCTGCCTAGATTCCTGCCTATACCGTCAAATAAAGGATAAGACTCACCGCTTCTAGCACTAGCATCCCCCATTCGCTTTAACTGTTCTAAGGATTGGTTTCCAAACAAAGTGTTGATAGTATTTAGGATGTTTATATTTAATTGAAGGTCGTGAAATATAGTACCAGTGAGTATTCTGATAGGAGCTTTTACTCCACCATTATTAAGAGAGTTTTCGCCAGCTAGCTTATCTCTTTCTACCCATTCCCAAGAATACCTTTTTACCGACTCCTGAAAATTAGTAGTGTAAGAGTTAAATATAAAATCACCTAGTCGCATTAACGGCATTAGTTAAAACCATCCTTAGATTTGAAAGCAGATCCAGCACCTACAAACGCAGGCATCGCAGGAGTTACTCCAGGAGTCTTAAATAGGTTTTTAAGGTCGTCAAATACCGCTTGGTCAACATTGCCGTCTATATTTATTACCACGTGGTTATTACCGTTATTAACATTCTGAATAGCTGCTTTAGAAATGCTTCTTTCAAACATGCTATTTTTATCCATTGCAGTTCTTTGCTTTTCAGCTTTGAACTCAGGAGTGAATAAGCTAGACTCAGTATGCTCTGGGCCTTTCCTGTCAGCAGGCCCATACATTGCTTCGTGCTGCATGTTTTGGCTCCACTCGTGCATCAAGTAAGCTCCACCTGCTATAGCTGCATAAGGCCCTAGAGAAGCCCAAGCTGCCACAGCCATCTTACTAAACCAGCCTATAGCCCCAGAAGCAAAAGTTGCTATAGCAGCAGAAGCTCCAGGGAATATTTTCTGAAAAGCTAATACTCCTAATCCTACATCCCCTATAGTGGCTAGAACGCTTCCAGTAACCATGCCCAAAGCTCCAAAAGCAATTCCTAATGTGCCTAGCCAAGGAACAGCTCCAATTATTCCTTGCACCATCCATTTATTAGCTTTAGTTACTCCAGTTATAGCCCCAACTAAACCTTTCATATCTGTTAAGGTTTGTTTAAGAATCTCTTTACCGCCCATATCGAAAAACATTACAGCAGCTAACTCATCGAATTGAGTTTTAAGTAAATCCATAGCACCACTAACAGTATTAAGCTGGTTTATAGCTGACTGCCCTATCACGTCTTCTTTGGCAGCGTTCTGTAATCTAGCCAACTCAGTTCTATAGGCTATTAAGTCTTTAGTACCATTCTTAGTAAGCTGCAAAATAGCTACAGCAGCTTCTTTTTGGAATACATTAGAAACGAAATCTAAATAGCTCTTATTAGAAACTAACTCTCTTAAAGTAGTTAATCTCTCAACCATGTAGTCTAGACCTTTAAAGTTACCTGTCTCAGTCCATACATCAAAGTTAAATCCAGTCTCTTCTCTGAAAGCAGTTATTGTGTCTGTAGCTTTTTTAGTAGGTGAAGCAAATCCTAACATTGCAGATTTAAAAGATCTAGTAGCTTGACCGCCACGTAAGTTACCTTTACCTATCTGAGTAACCATAGCTGCACTCTCCGCAAGACTAACACCTAATATATCCATAGTAGGAGCTAAGAACTTAAAGGACTCGTTCATATCACTTACAGATATAATAGAATCGTTAGCAGCCTGTACGATCATGTTTAAAGCATCTCTGGTATCATAGCCAGTAGAACGTAAAGTTTTATCCTTGCTTAAAGACTTACTAAAAGTAGCTTGTATTTGAGATAACATCTTCATGGCAGTCTCAGGAGACTCTCCAGTAGCTAGAGACATATCAGCCATAGTCTTTAACATGCCTCTAGGGCCTACTTGTTTAGATAAGTCAATACCTGCTTTAGATAAGTCTACAGAGAGGTTAGCCAAGGTATCCATAGTGATACCGCTCTTTAAAGCTACTTCTCTTATATTAGCTTCAGCAGTTTTTAAATCAAAAGATTTATCATCAGAAGATATTGCCTTCATTAAAGCAAGCTGCCTTTCTACGTGCATAGACTTCTTCATGAAGTTATGAGCCGTATATAGAGTTCCTAGGCCAGCACCGAAGGACATGAAACCTCCAGCAACCATGCCACGCCCAACTCCTTTAAGCCCACTAGCCATATTTTTTCTGGACTCGTGCTGTTTTTGCTGATCTAATAATCTCTTCTCTTCAGCTATTTTAGCATTTAGTTTTTGCTGTGCTTCAGCAGCACTTCTAGCCTCAATACCATAAGTGCGAAGCTTATTAGAAGCTTGAGCTACTTGATCGTTCACTGCTTTTTGTTTATTTCTGTATTCTTCTAATTTAGCTTTCTGCTTGTTTATTGCCTGCGTTAAAGTACCATAAGCATCTCCAGTCTTAGCGGCTTCTTGTTGAAGCTTGTTTAACCTCTCTTCAGATTTTCTAATAGCATTGCTTAAAGCTTTAG